GGCCGGCGAGAACGTGGCTAAACAATAGCCCGGCCAAATTGCGCGCATGGACGCTTTTCCGTCTTCGGTGACAAGTGGACTGACTGCTTGGTAAGTATGCCTGTCTACCTGTTTAACACAAGTGCTGACGTGCGATGTTCGTGCGTCAAATACTTCTGGCGCTGTCTTGAAGATGTCAATAAACAGCGCTGCTCCAAAAACGGGATCGGGTACACCGTACGAATTAAAGATGCGCTCAATATCTGATATGTGTGGTGTCTTGGCCTCGCGTGCTCTGATCACACTTGCTGCCAAAACGTTAGATCTGATATTGATTGCATCACACGTACCGGCCTTCGCGAATGAATGCATTGCGACGGACGACCCGTCCTTTTCGTGCGCTAAGTATTGAGTGCAAGCAATTCCTGATGTTACTAACTGCCTGCGGCGGAGTGTGCGTCCCTCAACTAACCAAGACGCAGGGCCATAAACCTTGCGGATTGGATTGAGGAAGATAACTCTACGGTCAGCAGTCACTTCGAGTTGCTCAACTAAATACACAACGCTACAAAGCCAATTCGATACGACAAGATGGTCAGAGTCGTAGTCCCATAGAGGATGCTCGTAACAAGCTCCCCCATCGACTTGCATCACAACATTATTCTTAGCATTTATACGGTAAACACCATTCTCAGTCTTTCCGGCAGCAGACGTAGGTACAAAAGAGTAAGCTAAAATAGGCAGAGCGTTCATCATTAGACGCGGCATATCAACATAATAGTCGACGTCGGTCAAGGTGATGACGTGCCCTTCCTTAGGCTCACTGTCGCTCATCGTCATTTGTAGGTCCTTGGCGTGATAATAATATCGATCGCCAGCCATGGCAATCCGTTTCTCTGTAGCAGACATGGACATTGAATATCTTGTCAGACCTAGAGACGTAATGATATTAGACATCATGATATTGGCTTTACAACGAGAGCGTGCTGCTTCGGGGTGGGAGTGGTTACGCGGCGCACCATGCTTTATCCATGACAAAGTCGCATTGTCCTTAACGATTTGCCGGTAATCCGGCATAACGTTAGAAGCAAATGCATCGATGACATAAGAACGAAGGTGTCCGCGCCCGACGAAATAATGTGTTAGCAACATCGACGCCTTAATCACTTTAGCAACTACTCTGAAAAGTGGATATAAGGTGAGACGAATGGCTATAACGAAAAGGCAAATAGTGACCACACTATTTGATTCAAAATGTTTCAAAAGATCCATCTTTTGTGTTAGATTATACAAGTAATCCATAA